TGACGTATGAAGAGTCTGTGAAAGGTATTGAAGGTGATGAATACATTTGCTCTGTCAATCGATCCACTTCAGCTGGATATCCCTGGAATCTGGAACCAAAAGAACCAGGCCAGTATGGCAAGACTAAATGGATGGGCTCGGAAGAGTTCGATTTCAAATCACCTGACGCTTTGCGTCTCCGTGTGGCCACTGCAAATTATATCGCAAATTGCCGCATTGGAAAACGTGGTCCTGTAATATGGACTGATACTCTGAAAGATGAGAGACGTGGACTTGAAAAAGTCCTGGCTGGAAAAACCCGCGTCTTCTCATGTGGACAACAACACGCAACCATTGCTCATCGCCAATATTTCCTTAGTTTCATTGCTCATGTCATGGAAAATCGAATCGATAATCAAATTGCTGTCGGAATTAATGTTTACTCTCCGGAGTGGAACAAACTCGCTCTTCTTTTGAAGAGCAAAGGACCCAATGTAAAAGCTGGGGACTTTAGTAATTTCGATGGTACTCTGCATTCCCGTATACTTTGGAGAATGCTTAAAATCGTAAACGACTGGTACGCGGAAGATACCACCAACACTCACATTGTTTCTGATAATAATATTCGTGCCACAATGTGGGCCGACATAATACATTCTGTTCATCTTAATGGTGACAGTGTATATCAATGGCACAAATCTCAACCATCTGGCTGTGTATTTACAGCTATTCTCAATTCCATATATAATCTTATAGGCGTAAGAATGACTTGGCTCTCTGAAACGGGACTGTCTATGCGTATATTAGAAGAAAATAACTATATGATTACATATGGAGATGATAATGCTATAAATACATCAGACAAATATGCTGAGATGTTTAACATGCAAGCTTTAACTGATGGTTTTGATAAATTTGGAATGGTTTACACTTCTGAAACGAAAGAATTGAATGTTGCTGAAAATCGCACATTGTCTGATATCACGTTTCTGAAACGTGGTTTTCGTTTTGATGAACAACGCATACAGTATGTTGCTCCTTTAGCACTTCCAACAATTCAGGAAATGTTTAATTGGGTCCGAAAGGCACCCGATGAGGAACTACACTGCGCTTCAAACATCGAAACAGCTTT